GATCGAGAGTTTGTATCCTGTGCCGTTTAAACCAACATCGTTGGCTAACAGACTCAAGGTTCCACTGGCCGAACCGGACGCAAAGAAGTAGTCGTCGTCAGATCCCGGCGTAACTGCCCATACATCGTATTGCATACTTGATCTCCATTAGGTTAAGGGGGCTTACGCCCCCTAATGAATCTTACGGAGTCAGGCTGCTGTACAACGCGATGTACTTGGTCGTGCTGCCAATCTTCACCGGGATACGCCCAACCTGAGTCGAGACCGTACCCGACACATTGCCGGTCGTAATAGTGGTCGTTCCGATCACAAGGGTGGTCACGGTGATAACCGTGGCAGAAACATTACCCGTGAATCCGTTATCGGAAACTAACGGGCCAGAAAAAGTTGTCGTAGCCATGCCAATTCCTCACATGCGAGTAGTGCATACCAGTCTGCATGTCGTCAGTCGGGCCTGTCTGGTATGCGGATTTTTCCCGAATAATCCCTTTATACGCCTGCAGATTTAAACGTGCAACATGAAAAAGGGGCTGCAGGTTTTGATACCTACAGCCCCAATCACCAGCTAGCTCTCTAGGGGGAGAACGGCTTGACTATATATCAAGCCGAACCCGGAGAACCATAGATGCCGAGCGGGTCCGAGACACCGAAGCTGTAACGCTCACGGGCCTTGTACCGGACGTTGCCCGTATCAAAGTCGCCATCCATGCCGGTCGTCATCGGGGTACGCACGAAGTGCTTCATCCCGTTCGGGATGTCCGTGACGATGAAGAAGGCATTGGTGTCGGTCAGGTAGTGGTTGACCGCATAGCCTTCCGGGATAGCGCCCATGTTACGGATCGCGTTGATATCGTTGTCGGCGGTCGCCGTGCGGAGAGTGGTCTCCATCAGGCGCTCGGCAACGAACATCAGCTGCGACGGAACAACGAGACGGCGGGGACGAGCCGCAATGAGGAGGCCACGCTCGTCAACGAAGTTCGCAATCGCGATGATCGCGTCTTCGAGCGAGGTCTCATTGAGGTCGGCACCCACGGTCGGGCGGTTGGCATTCGTGCCACCAGAGACAAGGGGGTGAGCCGTGCTGAACAGCGTCACACCGTCGCCAGACTGGAAGGTCGTAAAGCCATTGTTCAGGAGCGCAGCAGCCTTGACCTGCTTGGTGTTCGCCATACCACGGGCGAGAGCCTTGGTGTAACGAGCCGAAAGCTGGTCATAGAGGTTGTCCTCCATGGCCTCTTCCGTGATCGAGAAACCCATGGCAATCGTTTCGTGGTTATAACGAGCCGTGAACGCTTCCTGAGCGTTGTCATAAGCAATGGCAGCGCCTTCGGCCTTGACCGGGGCAGTGCCGAAGCCTGACAGCTTCACTTCCTCTTCGAATGCCTTCTCAGAGGTCTCAGTTTCATAGATGAGCGTGTGCTCATCTTCGTACTTGGCATACTCCAAACCGAAGAGCGCGTTAAGCCCCGGCAGGAGTTCCTTCAACATTTGTGCGCGTGAAATAGCCATTTTCTAAATCTCCTTAAACCGTGGCCTTACTGTCCAGACGTACTTGAGTAGTACGCATGTACAAGGAGATTGGCCTTGACCAACACTTCCGGGTACACGGTAAACACAATCGTCGAGGACGCGGGGATCGCGGTGACACCACCGGGGACAGCAACCGCTGCGTTCAGTTCCACCGTGGTGGCACCAGCAGAAGCCGCCGTATCCACGAACGAGCCAGTCTCAATCAACTGACCGTTCGAGGCATAGTAGGCCACGCTCGTTCCCACAGGGATCGCTGCCGGAAGACCAGCACCCGTGAGGGTAATGCTGGCACCCGTGGACGAACCCGTCGCGGTGTAGCTGTAAGCGGTGTCTTCCACCACACCAATGCAACGGACCGGGAGGACCGTCGAAACCGGCGTAGCAGTGGGGGCCAACACGGCATTCTTCGAATTGCCCGTGTTAACGTCACCCGTGTTGTTCACCATCGAAAGGTTTGCACCGATCATGGCCACAGCACCCGAAGCCATCGTGGTTCCCGAAGAGCAGACCGCCACCTTGAAGACGGTGTCCGGATCATCGGCCACATAGGCAATGCAATCACCCGCCAACGTGGACGCCGGCCAGTACTGCGAGAAACGCTTGGTCTTCGTCACGGGGTCCGTGTACGAACAGCCCAAGAAAATCCCGTCGAACTGCGCCGAGTCGGTGCCCGTGGACACCGAAGCGCGGGTCACAGAACCACGCAGCACCTTCACGAAATCGCCGTAGAAGATGTTCGTGGCATAACCGTATTGAATCGGCAGGGCACGGGTCGAACCCGCGAACACCTGCCCACCGATCAAGTTGATCGGCTTCAGCCCGTAGGGGGCTGAGACATTCGTTCCAGAAGCCATTTTGATTTACTCCGTAAAAGTTTAAACAGATTGATTGAATCAACCACGTCCAAAGGAAGTGCGCGTTGAACGCTCCGGATTAAGGAGCGGCATACGCGGATCGTTTTCCCGCAGATAACTGCGATCAACGCCTTCGATCTGTCTGTCCGAGACTTCTTGGAAATGCCTCTGTCTTGCCTTCATTCTCTCTTCGGGGGCTTTGCAAAGTAGCAAGCCACCGACTTCGACGTTCCCTTTGAACTGAGAATTGATGTCCGACATGATCTTCAACTCAGGATGATCTTCTGCACGGACAGGTTCCCAGCCCTCACGGAACTGGCGAGAGACGTTGGTGTTATCCGAACGTCCCAAAGATGAAGTGCGAATCCAGCGGAACACCCAGCCGTCTTTCGGCTCAGGGACCGGAAGCGAGGATTGCGGAGTCCAAGAGTCGCTAGGACGCGCCTCGGACTGCCGGTCTACTCGAATATTGCGCTCGTTAGCCATTGAAACTCTCCTTGATGAGTTGTTTGGCGTACTGCTCAGGGGTTAAGCCAAGTCTCTTGGCGAGAGAAACTTGTGAAGCAGACAGTTGGATTTTGCGCGGTTTCGCACCGTTACTCCGATTGGAGGGGGCTACTACCGTGGAGGGGGGCTTTTGATTCGTGACTGGAACATTGCCATCGTCTGAATCAAAGTAGTCTGGAAAGCGCTGTCGCATGGTCGCGTTGATCTTTTCGTAATACTCATCGGAATCTGGCTTGAAGCCATGATCACGAACGAGTGTTTCATGCACGGCATAGGCCAGAGCGGTCATCTCGCGGTTTGTTCCAAACCACGGATTATCCTTGGTCCAAGCCATGGTCTTCGCGGACGGCTGCGGCAGCGGAACAGGCTGATAAGCCTGCTGCTGAACGACTTGCTCTTGCGGAAGAGGTTTTGGTCGAGACTGAATGTTTCGCTCGTAGCGTTCAGCCTCCCGAAACTCCGTCTGTGCGTTCAACAGACTCTCTTGAGCGGAGATGATCTTTTCAGCATCACCCTGCTCATAGGCTTCCTTGTAACGGGATTTGGCCTGCTCCAAAGCGATCTGCGCCTTGGATTTGATCTGTTGTACGAGGGCACCTTCACCGCGCTGGATGAGGTTCTCGTAAGCCTGATTCTTTTGAACCAACTGCTGTGCGAACTGGATAGCCTCTTCGCGCATGCGCTCGGCAGCTTCACGCTGACGGCGTTCCTCATGCTGTTCGTACTTGAGCTTGTTGATTCGGTCGCGAACTTTCTTGGAATACCCAGAAAGCTCTTCTTCGGATTCTTCGGCTTGAGCCTCTTTCGAGGGTCGCTTTGGAGTATCGTCGATGATCTCCAACTCAACATCTGGCGTTTCAGGCTCGGCTTTGGCTTCAGGCTTATCCTCGCCAACCTGATACGTTACACCGAAGAACTTGTCTTCTCTGCTGGTCTGGGTCTCGCTCATACTTTCACCACGCCTCTTGGGTCTTCGACCACAGCCTCTACGCTGTCGTCATTGATCAAACGAAACTCTTTGCCATGAACCTTAAAGCGCGTACCAGAATAAGACCGCATCATGATCCAGTCTCCTTTCTTACAGTACGGTCCTGAAGGAAACCTATCTGGGGATTTGTAGGCATCGGGTCCCATCTCTAGGACGAACCCGACGATGCTTCCAATCTCTTCGGCTTGAAGAGTTTGGGAAGCCTTGATGATGCCCCCATCGGTCTTTTCTTCAGGGTCTGGAAGTGCCATGAGTAGTTTGTACCCCGTTGGTCTAGGTAACTGACTCGCAAGTTTCTCAGCCATTTTTCCTCGCACCGGGAAGTTTAAACGTGCCCGGAGTCACGCGCACCGCGTTATGCGGAGTGTGCCCTTACAGCGTTACGCTGTGAGGTTGTTTAATCGTCATCAATTTGTTTCGTTAAGTCAAGCAGTTCTCGTTCTGCGATAGCGAGACCGTGGATCACACCACAACATCTCTTGTAGTCGGCGTAGTCCGTACAACCGCCACCCGAGATATGGTCGGCCATTTCATTCATTTGATCCCTAAGGGATTTCCTCAGGTAATCAGCGAGATTTTGGTGGCTTGCGCTCTGCATTCAGAAGTTCCCGTGAAATCTGGACTCCAAGTTTCGCGCCTTCCAATTGGTCGCGAGAAGAGATCTCTTTGCCCTGCATCTCGGCTTGCATGTTGGCGTTGGCGATCTGAACACCGAGCCGAGCGCCTTCGATGCGCTCTTGGGTCTTCTGGCGTTCTTTGTCGGCTTCCAACTTGAGGCGGGTCTTTTCCATCTCCGCCTGTATCTTCGCCATGTCGGCTTGGGCTTTGTTCTGGATCTCTTGAGAACGGAGTTGCAGTTTTTGCATCTCCATCTGGAGTACCGGATCTTGGGCTTCTTGCATCTGCTTTTGCATCTGGGCTTCGGCCTGATCGCGCTGCAGAAGTTGTGCGGCAGCAGGAGCCACCATCTGGGAAATGCGGTATTCGATATCCTCGGGGAGCGGTTCTCCCGGAGGCGGCAGCTTGACCCCGAGTTGCTTCTCGATCTCCATGCGGTACTGGAATGCCAAGTGTTCCGCGATGTGAGCCGCCAACGCGGCCTGCATGGCCTGTGCGTTCGGGGACTGACCCACCATCCCTTGGATCTTTGGATCTTGGATGAACGAGGTGTGGGTCTGGATGTGGGCTTCGTGGTCCTGATAGATAAACGCTTTGATCGGGCGACCGTTGAGAACCGACATGTTCTCGGTCACCGGGTCGGTCGGCGGAATCTCAGGCTGCGTTTGCACGATCTCTTGGGCATCCGGGATGCCGAGCGTCTCTAGCATCTGACGATGCAGGATCGGCAAGTTGTAGAGATTGGGCGCAGTACCCGCCAGCTGCAGAGCCGCTTGGTACTTCATGATCCTTTGGGCCATGGTTCCCGCGTTCGGGTCAGAGACCGGGACAATATCGATTCTGTCGTCAAAGTCCTGCGCGGTCAGTTGTTTACCCTTGATGTCGTAAGGGTATTCCTGAGGACCAAAGTCTTTGACGAGGGTCGCGAGGATCTTCAGTTCTTTCTTCATCGATGCGTGTAAACGCGCTTGAACGGCGCTTTGCACTTTCATCGATCTTTCGAGCAAGGCTAGGGTGGTTCCCACCGGAGCCTCGTTGTTCATGTCCGCCACCTTCATGTCGGACTGAGAGGCAAACCTTCGGCCTTCTTCGACGATGTTCCCGAGCAATTGATAGAGAACCGTGGAAGGTTCTTTGTACGGGAGGAAGGTGATGTTTTCGCGTAGGGTTCCGGACGGAATGTCTACGTCACGGAACTCACCCGGCATGATGGGTGTATCGTCGCCTTTGATCCGGAGTCCGCGAGTCTTCAATCCGCCCGGAAGATTCGAGAGGGTTCCCGCGTCCACCAGCTGACGCAGAATCGAGGTCGCGGATTTAGCCAATCCGCCGACAATGTGAACGAGTCCAAACCCATAGAAGCCGAGTCCCGGCAGATAGGTGTAATGGACGAAATGCTGACGGCGCTTCTTGAGAGGATCTCCCTCGTACCAGTTCCGCCGAATCGACAGGATCGTTCTTGAACCTTTATCGATAGTGATGACATACGGCAAAGCAATGCCGGTCTGTTCGCCGTTCATCGTGTCTTCGAATCCCGGCAGATCGTAATCCACCAGCATTTCGAGGAGCGTGTATCGGCCATCGATTTCAACCGAAGAATCGCCGTTTAGTTTGTCGTATTTCTTCTGGATATCGGTGATATCGGGAGTCGGAGGCGGAAGTTCCACGTCCGAATAGAAACCCGAAACCTGAAGTTTGCGAACTTCGTTCGGGGTTTTCTTCATCACATGGGTGGATCGTTCGCAGGTGTAAAGATCCGGGGTGCCATACGACACCACGAAATCTTCTGCGGGAACAAAGAGCGAAGCCGGTCTGCCGAGATTCGGATCAAAATACACCTTGCGAAACGCAGACCCCGCAATCGCCAACGAAAAGAGCATCTTCTCCGTTTCGGATCGATACTCGCTCATGTTCTCGGTCAAAAGATAATTGAGGTATTCCTCAACTCGGGTGGCCTGTTGTAATCGTTCTGGGGTCTGTTCCCCAAGAACTTTGGTCATTACGGGGCCACGAGGCGGAAAGATTTCCTGAATTGACTGCGCTTGGAACCTGACCACGGCTTCAGAGAGCATGGGATGAAACACGCCACAGGCTCCATCCCATGGCTGTGTCCGCTGTTCGATCTTCAATCCGAGAAGATCCAGACCCTTCATGTAGGTCTGTTCCCATTCTTTGCGAGAGTCCTTGTCCGCTTCAAAGAGCGTGACAAGTTCGGTCGCGATGTTGGTCAGATCATTGTCATCGAGATACAGCGCAAGGTTGTCATCATGAGCG